TTGATCTTCTGATACAATAAAAACTACTTCATCCGACTCTGGTAGTAACTCTTCAAAATAAGTATCGTCCAATTCGAATGCTGATCCTAGTCGATCATATTGTGGACGTGGAACTTTTAAAGTATATGTCTTATTCATTAGTGAAGGTCTCCCAACTCATAAGGATAAGAAGGTTGGTCTCCTACCGGAAAATCTTTCCTTGCTTTCGCCTGACGCGCTTTCGTTTCTCTATCAATCTCCGCGTCACGTTCAGTCTGCAAACAAAGATTATAAAAGTCTAGAGGACTCATCTCTGCGATGAGCTCTACAATGTTCACCCAATGCCAAGAGTGTCCACCCGGACATTCGTAGAACTCTTGTGTTCCTTCAATCCGCATAAAATCGTTATGACAGATATAGGTATATACCATATCGTCTGTTACATTATTTTGGTTCATAATTATACCTCTTTAAAATTTTATCCTGCTGTTCTTGTTCTTCCATCCATAATATATGAGCTGCAATATCATCTGCATGATGTATAGCAATCTCATTTTCAAACCATTCACCTTTATTGTCGATTTGTTTTAAACCGAATGTCTTTGCATATTCTGCTATGGTCATCTCCAATCCTCTTTTGTATTATCAAAACAGTCTACTGCATCATCCTCAGAACCACAGTTCCAGATTTCAAAAGGTTTTTCTGGAGCCCAATCCGGATAGTGTGGTTCTGTTCTTTTGTTCCATTCTATTACTACGGTAATGCCGCACTTATAGAATTTGTTATCGTTCGGATCTACTTTATACATATCGCAATTTGTTACGAGATGGTAAAGTCGCTTCGCGAGGGTAACATCTTTCTCCTCACTAATTTTATTTAAGGTTTCTTTCGATACAATCATCTTGCCATCCTTGTTAAATATTTTTCAAGCTCTTGACGATGATACCTCATACCATCTTCGTCTTTCCAATATCCAGTATAAGTAATTTTCAAATCGTAATTGGCTCGACCTTCTGCTGTCTCATGTTGCTGAATCGGTACTAACTTATTACGACGGACATAGGTGGCTACCATTTTATCCATCTGTTCTTTATTAAATCGTTTCCATTTATCTCTTCGTTTCATTTACATCACCATCATTAATATACACAATATGGCTAATAGCATCATTACTAATAGCCCTTCCAAAATTTCTCTTACCATTATTATATAACTCCACAATCGTTGACATGATCCATCAGCGCTTCAACTGCTTCAGGTTTTGAATCATACAGTTTATGATATCCAACAGAACCACTCTTTACATATTCGTGATTGGGATATCGTAGCTGCCATTTATATCTGTTCGTACTCCATAGATGTTGACATACAAATCCAATTGTGAATGTCTCACTATGTTCGTTAATTCCTTTTACTCGACAAACACCATCATTACATTTCGGGTTGCTTGACCCATCTGGTCTACAAATGTGTCTATTAACCTTTTCAACTTTATCAATACCTACTATCATTATTTGTACTCCACTAAATTGTGAATGTCTTCTTCCGGTCCTGCATATTGAAGAACCGGCGCACCCATAACGATGCGATTTCGTAATTCATCCTTCGCCATCTGTACTGCTTCTTCCATGCTGTCCTGTTCTTGGACTGCCCAAACTACAAATGCTTTCTTTCCGGTAACCACGTTAATGGTTAGTGCTTTACACACTACTTGGAACATAATGTCCTTAACGCCTTGGAAACGATTAATCTCCAAATGGGATACCGAATTATTAATATATTTTAAGTTATCAGATAGAGTCGACGCTGACTCTGAATGATCAATATTTAATTTTTTTTCTTTCATTATATATATAGCTCCAAAAATTATTGTTGTCCCCATTCTCTCGAATGAGCCATCTTGTTAGTTGATTTTGAATCTTGTCCGGTCTGTGGTTTCATATATAAGACCGAATCATAAATTGAAGAACAACGAACTTGTGTAGGTGCTTTCCATCCAGATTGTTTTGAAGTCCGACCCTTTATAATATGTTTGGTTCGGGTCTTTCTTGCTGGAATCTTTTGAATCTCAATCCCTGTGTCTTTGTATGTTGTCATTTGATATCCTTGTTTTCTCATTGTTAATATATATATTTTAACCTATTTAAACATATATGTCAACAAAAAAGCGCCACTGTAACCCATTGAAAACAAACGATAAGTGAAAATACTTTGTAACCCCTTATAATACAATGAGTTATAAAATATAGCAAGATCCTTTGTTTACAATGAGTTACAGGATCCTTAAATTAATTTTTGTTAATGTTATAAATATAGGGAAAAATAGAAGAGGAATCTATGAATTTACAGAAGGCGATAGACCGCTGGAGAGATCAAGAGACTTATAAGAAGCAATCAGGGATTCATTGGTTTGTATGGTTATTGGAAAATCCAAAATCACCTATCAGTTTAACGGGGGCGATAGACCTCTATCACCATGACATCATCCATATCCTTTTAAACAGGGGTATGGAAGTTAAAGACGAAGCGGTGGTGATTGGATTCACTATGGGTAATAGTGAAACGACTAAGCCTTGGGTCAAATGGTTGTTTGAGTTTTGTGTAAGATATCTATATCCAGAGGGGTATCGTTTTACACCAAATGATCTGGCGGAGTATGAAATGGGATATGCTTATGGCCGTTCACGGGAGAAGAAGAATATACATCTTGCTTGTTTTGATATATCACAGGATGTCAAAACTATAAGAAATATATGGGGTATAAATATAGAAGAAGTCTTATAAATATACAGAGGGATCTATGTTTAAACAGGGAGAGAATATGAAAACGTATAAGAGTCTAATTGAAGCAAAGCCCAAGAAATGGTCTGACATTAAGGATAGGAATACGAAGAAAGAAGCATCGCAATTTCTTAAAGCACTTGATGTAGGACAGGTACTTGGTTATAGTGTCGAGCACCAAGAGTTTTCCATCTTTGATGATGAGAAGGATTTTAAAAAAGCTCAACAAGGTAGTAAAGGAAAAGCTATGCAATGGGTAAAGGTTGAAGGTTGGATTCGACATGGTGAAGCAATGAATGAAGCATACAAGCCTAGCTTTAATTTCAAAGCAGCAGTTAAGATTGGTATGCTGGATAAGACAGATGAGAAACCTATCCTGTCTATGAAGAAAAAAGGCTGGGAGATATATGAGTTTATTCTAACCAGTAAGGGTTTTGAATTGACAATGAAAAAAGGATCTGAAGAAAAGAAGTTTGTCGACAAACGACCTGATTATGTTTTACAGGTAGCAGATAAGAAACTTAAAAAATAATGGCAGTATATAAAGCAATAGTTAAACGAGATAAGATTAAGCATGTTACCTCTATTGGTAATCACCCAACCAGAAGCAGACCAAAGAATAAACATAAAAGACGAAGCTGGAAAAAATATAGAGGACAAGGGAAGAGACGCTAATGGCAGTATATACAAAACCACTTTCAACTAATACTAGGCGCTGGGCTGATCTTGATTTAGATTTTATAGCTCATCCTGTTACTAAAGATATAGTATTAAAAAGAGATGTTGAAGCTATCAAGAGGTCTGTAAGAAATCTTGTATTGACTAATCCCCATGAAAGACCATTTCATCCAGAAATTGGAAGTGGCATTACAGGTATATTATTTGAACTGGTATCTCCTACTACTGCTGTTGTTTTACAATCTGAGATAAGACAAGTACTTACTAACTTTGAACCAAGAGTTAAATTAATAGATATAAGAGTATTGGGTGACATAGATAAAAATGGTTATTATGTAACAATAAAATTTCAACCGATCAGTACGCCTAGTCCCGTAACGATTGAATTATTTTTAGAGAGGTTAAGATAGGATGGCAACTTCAAATAAGATTAAAGTAACTGACTTAGAATTTGATGAGATCAAATCTAATTTAAAAGCTTATCTATCAGCACAGGATGAATTTCAAGATTATGATTTTGAAGGTTCTGGTATGAGTGTGTTGATTGATATGTTAGCTTACAATACACACTATACTGGATACTATGCCAACATGCTTGGTAATGAAATGTTTATGGATAGTTCCTCTTTAAGGGATTCAGTTGTATCACATGCAAAGCATTTAGGTGTAACCCCAACATCAGTTAAGACACCTACGGCAGAACTTAATTTTACATTTACACCATCAGGAGCACCAACGTCACTTACGATTGCAAAGGATACAAAATTTACTACTAGCATTGATGGAACAAGTTATACGTTTGTAACTAATATAACTACAAATGTTCCACGGGCGGGTGATGGTTCTTATGTGGCAACGGGTGTTGAGATTAAAGAAGGAAAGATATTAAATAAATCATATACAGTTGATTCAGAGGATACTGCTCAACGGTTTATTATTCCAAATGTAAATGTAGATGCTTCTACTATTAGTGTAGTCGTTCAGAATTCTGATTCTGATACAGATACTAATATCTATACGGACGGCAATGCAATTGATGTTACAACTATCAAGGGAACGGATAAGGTTTTCTTTCTACAAGAAATAGAAGGAAGAAAATATGAAATCACATTTGGTGATGGTGCTGTAGGTAAACAACTATCGGATGGCAATATTATCTTTATTGAATATATTGTTACTGGTGGGACACTTGCAAACAAGGCAAGTGTATTTACTGCTGTTGGTTCGGTAGCCACATTAACATCTGCGGATTATATTTTAACCACAAATACTGAGGCGACAGGTGGTGCTGATATTCAAACAACTACCTCTTTAAAATTCCAAGCTCCAAAATTATATCAAGCACAAAATAGGGCAACTACGAGGGATGATTATAAAGCTATTCTTTTAGAGCAGCGTCCAGACATTGAATCTATTACGGCATATGGTGGTGAGGATGCAGATCCGGTTCAATATGGAAAAGTTTTTATTGCAGTAAAGCCTTCGGGGAATAATGTCTTTACTAATGTTGCAAAGACAGCAATTGAAAAAAGTATACTTAAACAATCAAATGTTGTTACGGTCATACCTGTAATCATTGATCCGATATTTATTTATTTACTATTAGATACTACTGTGAACTATGATCCTGTTACAAATCTAACTGATGAAAATACATTGAAGACTAATATCAATACTTCTATACAGAATTATCATCAAACGAATTTAGAAAAATTTGATCAGAAGTTTAGATATTCTATGCTGACACAGGATATTGATAATACAAATGATAGCATAAGAAATAATAGAACAACTATGAGGTATCAGCAAAGGATTGCTATTGAAACATTAGATACACCAATTACATATACTTTGAATTTTAATAATGCCTTGCAGCATGGGAATCTTATTAGTAGTTCTTTTATTGCTACTGATGGATATACATATACTTTGGTTGATGATACTATTGGAAATATTAAAGCAGTTAAATTAAATAGTGGTGGGGTTTGGGCAGGACCCGTACATATTAGAGAAGCTAGTGTTTTACATACTGGCGAATATCATTATGCTGTAGATGTACATGACACTGATAGTCAGTTGTTAGATTTATTTATTTTACCGGACGGTTCAACTGATTATGGAACTATTGATTATGCTACAGGAAAGGTTATATTGAATAGTTTCCGACCAGTCACTATTACAGATGGTAATGATTATATTAAAATAACTGTAACACCAACATATAACAATAGTGACATTACTCCTTTAAGAGAACAGATATTAACTTATGATGTTAATGACACAGAAGCAATTGTTATTAATATGGTAGCAGAGACAATCTAATATGGCCTTAGTATCTCCCAATCAACCAATCCATCCTAAACTGGATGAAAGAATAAGTGTAAAGGTAGAAGGTCAACTACCTAATTTTGTAAAGCAATCCCACGGCACCTTCATTGCTTTCCTTGAAGCATATTATGAATACATGGAGGAGCAAGGAAAGCCTTATGAGATTGTTGGCAATCTTACTAAGTATAGTAATCTAGATAAAACAACTGATGAGTTTCTAAATTATTTTAAGAAGCAATTTGGCAAAGACCTTCCTGAAGCTATTTTTGCTAATGCCAATAAGCCATTCGTATTAAAACATCTTAGAGATTTTTATAGAGCTAAGGGTAGTGAGAAAGCATTTCAATTTCTTTTTAGATTACTCTATAAAGAGGAAATAAATTTTTATTATCCTAATAAAGATATGCTTCGCGTATCGGATGGCAAGTATACTAAGAATAAAATTATTCGTGTAGTTGATACAAGTGGGTCTGATGCAGTTTTTGATTTGTTAGGTAAAAAAATTACTGGTGTTACTTCTGGTGCTACGGCACTTGCTGAGACAATAGTAAAAGAACATATTGGTGCATTCATGGTATCCACTATTTTTCTTTCTAATGTTAATGCTACCTTTCAACCATTTGAAACAATCACTGATGGAACATTAACATTTGTATTAGGTGGAATGGTTACTGATACTACTATTACCTCTAGAGGTAATAATTATATGAAAGGTACAGTTATTCCTATGAGTGGTGGTGGTACGTCTGGCGCTGGTGCTTTTATTTCTATTGATGATTTAACTACTGGTTATATTAAATCTGTTACAATTAATAATGGTGGTAGCGGATATGTTGTTGGTGATAAAATAAATATTGATAATACAGACGCGTTGGATATTGATGCAAGAACTGTTAGTCTATTAGTAAGAGAAGTTGATGGCTCAGGAGGAGTTACATCCATTACAATAGAAAGTCCCGGTCGCGGTTACATAGCTATGCCAACAGTGTCTGGTGGTGGTAGTGGATCTAATTTATCTATAACATTAGTCGGTGAAAATATTGGTGGTGTTAAAGCATTAAAGATTGTTAATAATGGTTATGGTTATACATCTAATCCAACATTAGATTTTTCTGGGTATGGTGATGGCACTGCATCTGCAACTGCAGATGTTTCTAGTTATGAAAACGAACACAATAAATCTTTTATTGGTGATGATGGATTTCTTTCCTCTACAAAATATATTCAAGATAGTTATTACTATCAATTATTTTCTTATGTGATTACAGCCAGTCATCCTATTTCATTATGGAAAGATGTTGTAAAGAGAACAGCACATCCAGCTGGTCTTGCTATGTTTGGCAATATGCAGTTCCTTACAAATATTGCTACGACATTAAGCATTACGGGTATACCTGAAAGACGACACTATACTATTATTTTTCATATGGGGACAATCACACCTCCTGTTGTAATTGATCTGAAAGTAGATTCTTGTGAGGGTGAAAGAGTACTTATATTCTTAGATGATTTAGATTATCGTTCGATAACGGAATTAGAAACAATAGATCCAGATGGACATGGTCCCCCTGAAGATTGGGGCTTATTAGGAGAGACTGTATCTGAACAAGAGGATTATGGATTAACAATACAAAGTTCTTTTTATGTTGCTCCTACTAAATGTTTCACACTTGAATTAGATTTAGCAGTACAATATCTATTGACCTTAGGTGATTATGAAGATTGGCTTTTAGTTAAAGATGAGGTTACCTCAAGTGAGAATTATGGTGAGATCACAGAGAATGATGACTATCAGGATGACTATGGTGAGCTTACTGGATCAACAGAAAATACAACGCAATTAAGATTGGGTCCATTAAAGAGGGGACTGGAAAACTCAAAGTTTAAGAAGCAAGGTGGCTTTAGTCAGGTGATTGGTGTAGGCCTACAATCAGGTACGGGCATTGGTTGTTTTGCTAAGGATAGGATAGTTGATTATACATGGTTTCGTGGTTTGAAATCAAGGAATCTTACTAATGCTACAATCACACAATATTTGATTGGTAATGAAAATTCAGAATTACCACCACCAGACGTATAAGTCGTAAAATATATATTGACATGTTAAAAAAGTATTATAAATAACTATAACAAATTAAACGAAAAGGTTGGAGGAAATAGAGTATGAGTGCAATAATCAATAACACATTTCGCAAATTTAACGCGGACAATTTCATTGCTAGTTTTGGTACAGCTAATATCTATTTAATGATTGGTAAAAATTCTCCGTGGTCTGGAAACAGTTCTGGGGAATATGAAGACGGATCATACTCTGATACTAATGTTCCTATTCCTATTGATACATCCGTCTCACCATTCATTCATCACGATTCAGGGATTGCTTCAAAACTTATTAGTATTGGAGACGTTTCCCATGTTCTTAAAAGAGTAGATTGGGTATCAGGGGAAACTTATGATGAGTATAATCATCTACAGGATGATATCATTGATACAAACTTTTTTGTATTCACTGAAGCTTATCGGGTATATAAATGTATTTCAAATAATGATGGGACACCATCAACAGTAGAACCTACTGGAGTAAGTACCGATATTATTGATACACAACCTGATGGATATAGATGGAAGTTTATGTATGAAGTAGCGCAAGCAGATGTGTTGAAATTTATTACTACTGATTGGATTCCCGTACATGCACCCGGCGCTGTTGGTACAGATCAAGCAGATGTTGAAACAACTGCAGTTGATGGAGCATTAGAACATATCGATGTACTGTCTGGTGGTGCTAATTATAAATGGAATAATGGTACAGCAGCTGGTGGCACAGCAACGACAATTACTTTAGATACAAATGCAAATACTACTACAGTTGATTATTATAATGATATGGTAGTTTTTATTTTGACAGGGCCTGGTGAGGGTGAGATTAAAACTATTACTGGATATAATCACGTAACTAAAGAAGCAACTGTTAATAGTGCTTGGGTTAATATTCCAACATCAGTTAGTACTTATGAAGTTTCACCTGCTGTGACGCTTGCATCGTCTGATGGCAATGGTGCGGTTGCAAGGGTATCAGGAGTTGATACAGGTGCTATTACTAGAATTGATATGGTAAGTGAAGGAACTGGATATCGTTCAGTGGTTACTACAGTTTCAAGTGGTGGTGGTACGGCTGCAGCAATTATAGGAAGGATTGGTCCTCAAGGTGGACATGGTTCAAATGCAGTGGTTGAATTAGGTGGTGCGTTTGTAATGTTGAATATCAGACTAATAGGTAATGACGGAAATGATTTCCCTGTTGGGAATCATTTTAGAAAAGTACATTTACTTGTTAATCCGACGACTGGAGATACTACTCCGCCGACTCTTGCAACAGGTACTACTTATGATAGTAATGAAATAGATGAAGATAGTGGAAGTATAATTTATACCGAATTCAGAGCACCGATTCATAGACAATCTGATTCAACAGAAGATATAAAAATTGTTGCTGAATTCTAAATAACGAGATAGGAAGATATGTCAAATAAAATTACTATAAATCTAAATCAATCACCATACTTTGATGATTTTGATAAGACCAAGAACTATCATCAAGTTCTTTATAAACCCGCATTACCAGTCCAAGCAAGAGAACTCACTACAGAACAAAGTATCTTAAGAAACCAAATAAAGAATTTTGGTGATCATGTTTTTATGAATGGTTCCAAAGTTACTGGTGCTGATACTACTCTTAATTTAGATTTTGAATATGTTAAATTACAACAGCAGTTTAATGCTGTTGATATTGATGTAGCTTTGTTTAAAGGTAAGACAGTAGTTGGTAGTCAGTCCGGTACAAGAGCTCTTGTATTACATCACGAAGCACTTGATACAGCGACAGGGGATCCAGATGTTCTTTTCTTAAAATATATTACAGGTGGTTCCATGACTGAGCAGGTACAAGGTGTTGCAGTTAATGATGGAGGTACCGGGTATTTAACAATACCAACTGTTACTATTTCTGGTGGTGATGGATTAGGTGCTACCGCGACTGCTACAATTGCTAATGGTTCTGTTATCAGTGTTGACATTACAAGTAAAGGTACGGGGTATACTTCAACGCCTTCTGTTTCGATAGTGGGGGGTGGTGGTAATGGTGCCTTTGGTACAGTAACATTATCAACAGCTGCTTCTTTTCTTGGCGGTGAAAGAATTAGTGCAGTTGATGGAAGTGTGTCGGCAGAAGCATATGAAACCTCACCAACAGGTAAAGGTAGTAGCGCTGCTATTAATGAAGGTGTATTTTATATCAATGGTAATTTTATTCAAATAGCAGAACAACTTATTATACTTGATAAGTTTACAAATACACCATCATATAAAATTGGTGTGGGTGTGGCGGAGACTGTTGTTGATTCAGGCACAGATACTACATTACTTGATAATGCTCAGGGCTCACATAACTTTGCTGCACCGGGTGCTGATAGATTAATGCTTGTATTAACATTATCAAAGAAAGTTTTAACATCAATTGACGATACAGATTTTTATGAAGTGTTAAGAGTCAAGGATGGTATTAAACAAAAGGATATTACTATTCCAATTTATTCTGTATTGGAAGAAACCTTTGCACGAAGAACGTTTGATGAATCTGGAAGTTATACAGTAAGGGCTTTTAATATTCAAATAAAGGATGACCCTGATGATGCGACAAAATTTACTGTTAGACTTGATCCGGGTAAAGCATTTGTCGAAGGACATGAATTTGAAACTATTATTTCTAAAGACTTATCATTAGACAAGGCAAGGGATTATGTTAATGTAAATAATTTTGATCGTCTAATGCAATATGGAAATTATGCTGTTGTAAAAGACTATCTTGGATTATTTAATATTACTGAACACACAGAAGTTGATCTTCATAATCAAGCACACGCTAGTACAACTTTGACAAACCCAACAACCTATGCATCAACTAAAATAGGTACAGCGAGGGTAAGAAATATTGATTATGTTTCTGGTACTGGTGCTGTACAAATTCTTAATATGTATTTGTATGATATTAAGATAACTAGTGCTTCTGCAACATTTGCAGATGTAGAGAGTATTATAGATCCAGTAGATCCAGCAGCAACTCCTGTATCGATATCAGCTGGTACAAATATTGATGATAGCGGTAAAGAGGGTGGTACTTCTGGAGGTGATGCTAAGATGTTTGAGACATCTGATAATCGTTTAGTATTTAAACTTCCTCAAGAAACAATTAAAACGATTCGCGATGATACGGGAGTTATTGATACTAGTTATACAATAAGAAGAGTTTTTGAAAATGTAGTCTTTGCTGGTGGTATAGCTACTATTGCAACAGGTGGTTCTACAGAAACATTTTTAGGAAGTGGTGCTTTAAGTGATAGTAATAAAAAAGAATTTTATACAACAACTATACGAACTGTTGGTACTTCAGGATTAACATTTGGAGAATTAGTTGCCTTTGATGGTGGCGGCCAATCCATAACAGTTAATGCACCGAGTAATACTACTGTTACCTTTAACGATAATAGTGGCTCTAGTAGTTTTACAGCAGATATTATTGCAACAATTAATATTGATTCTAAACAGGAAAAGGTTAAGACGCTTGTACCAAGTAATCTATTAATCAATGCAACTCCAAATACAACAAATTTAGAATATGATGATTTAGCAATTTCGGATATCTATAAATATCATGCAGTATTTGATTCTGGAGATCCTGCCATAGATCCAGTATTACCAACATTAACAGTAACCACTACAATTGATTCATACCTAGCTGGTGAAATAATTACTGGTGCAACATCAGGTGCTACAGGAATTGTTATAGAAGGAGATGTGGCCACAACACCAACTGAAATTACTTACGTTCCTTTGACTGGAATTTTTGTTGAAGAAAATATTAGCGGTGCTATTGCGGGCTTTAGTAAAGACGTAACTAACGTGGCAGAAGGTGATGCAAATATAACATCACGATATGAATTAGATGATGGTCAACGAGATAATTTTTATGATCATGGAAGAATAAAATTAAAAGCAGGTCAGACTGCTCCAGTTGGAAGAATTACAATTGTGTTTGATTATTTTACACATGCAGGTGTGGGTTATCTTTCTACTGATTCATATACTTCAGCAGTTGGATATGATGCCGTTCCAGCATTTACAAGTCCTGTAACTGGTGATACAGTAGAGCTACGTGATTGTGTAGATTTTAGACCGAGAAGGATAGATGGTGGAACTGCTTTACAAAATATAGAATTGCCATATCCTAATACTAACTGGTCTGCTGATTATAGTTATTATCTTCCAAGAGTAGATAATGTTTATTTAAGTAGAGAAAAAGTATTTGGTGTAAATCAAGGTGTTTCATCATTACATGAAATACCTCCATACCGATTAAATGGAACAATGGATTTATATACTATCTTTATTCCTGCTTATACATTTAAAGCAAAAGATGTTCAGGCATTATATATTGAGAACAAACGATATACGATGAGGGACATTGGTAAATTAGAAAAGCGATTAAGTAATGTTGAATATTATACTTCACTTTCATTACTTGAAAAGGAAGCTGAATCATTAGTAATAAAAGATACGGCTGGATTAGATAGATTTAAAAATGGTATTTTAGTTGATAGTTTTAATGGTCATAGTATTGGTAATATATTATCACCTGACTATAAATGTTCAATTGATTTTGATGCTAAAATATTAAGACCACCTTTTGCATCAAACCTTACAGACCTATTATATATGGTAGCACCTGATTCGGTTGGTGTACAAAAGACAGGTGATTTAGTTACCTTGCCATATACTATTAAGGAATTCATTGATCAACCCACCGCAAGTAAATCTGTTAATATTAATCCCTTTGCTGTATTGGCATGGATCGGAGTCGTTGAGTTAGACCCACCAAATGATAATTGGATTGATACAACTACTAGGCCGGATGTTATTGTTAATCTGCAAGGTGAAAATGATGGTTGGGCTGCTCTAGTTGGTTTAGGGTTTGGTTCACAATTTAATGATTGGGAAACTATTAATGGTACAGGAAGGGAAACTGTTACTGCATCTAGTACTAGACGAGCAGGTCTAGCTGTTGTACGAGATCAAACAGTTATCAATCAGGTACTACAAACACGAACAGGTATCAGAAATGAAATCACTGGTGTTGATACTGTTCGAAATAGTATTGGTGATAGAGTTGTTGATGTTTCCATCATTCCTTTTATTAGAGCAAGAGATGTAATTATATCTGTAACAGGAATGAAACCTAATACAAAAGTTTATCCATTCTTTGATAGTGAAGATGTGGCGTTATATTGTACACCGTCCGGTGGTGTTATGGCTGATGATATCTATACTGATGATTCTGGTTCAATTAGTAATCTAACTTTTTCAATTCCAAATTCTAATACAATAAGATTTAGAACTGGTGAGCGACAATTTCTTTTAGTTGATAATATACAAGGTGATTTAATTACTGCTTCAACCTATGCAGAGGTAACATATCAAGCACAGGGGTTATTACAAACACAAGAAAATGTTATTGTTGCAACGAGGGTTCCAAGAGTACAACAATTTGGTATGGGTTCAGCAACAGACTTCAGAACACAATCAAATACATTTACAAGATCAAATATTATTGGATGGGTTGATCCTCTGGCAGAAACATTTTTGGTTGATCAGACATTATACCCAGATGGTATATTTATTAGTGATGTTGATTTGTATTTCAAAACAAAAGATTCAGATGGTTTGCCAGTCTCATTACAGATTAGGGATACACTAAATGGATATCCTGCACAAAGTGTTTTACCATTTTCTGATGTTAGCTTAACTCCTGATCTAGTTAATACTAGTGAAGATGCAAGCGTGGCAACGAAGTTTACATTTCCTGGCTTGGTTTATTTGCAGCCCGGTGAATATGCAATTGTTGTATTAAGTAATAGTTTAAAATACGAAGCATATATTGCTGAGCATGGTGAAAATATAATTGGTACTAATAGAAAAGTTTCTTCACAACCCTATGCGGGTTCATTATTTAAATCACAAAATGCTTCTACATGGACTCCTAATCAAAATCAGGATTTGACTTTTAAAATTAACAGAGCTGATTATACTATTAATACAACTTCATATGCAGTATTTAGAGACGGCACTTCACCAGTAGAATATAAAGCAGATATTATTCAGATTGTACCTGAAGAGATTGTGATGAATAATACTTCGATTAATTGGGGTGTAAAACTTACTGATGTTGGTTCGGTTACTTTGGATGCAGAGTATACGAATGTTGTTCAAAAAACAAATCATAAGTTAGCTGCACAAAGAAGAATAACTACAGGCGCGGGAAGTTATGAAGCAAGAGCAATTATGACAAGTAATAATTCACATATTTCACCTGTTATTGATACAGCAAGGAATAGTGTAATTACTATTGAGAATCTTATAAATAATGACACGACAAACGAGACTGATGCGGAAGGTGGAAATTCAATTGCAAGATATATTACAAGACGGGTTAATCTTAAAGATGGATTTGATGCAACTGATTTAAATGTACATCTAACTGCAATCAGAGAAGCAGGAAGTACTATAACAGTTTATTATAAAGTCCTATCACAATTTGATACGGACACTTTTGATAATAGACCTTGGACAGAAATGGGTGAAGTATCAAATCTTAATTCTGTTTCTGGATCTGATGCAGATATAGAATATTTAGAATTAGAATTTTCACCTGCTGGTATTAACGCAAATTATATTTCGAATCTTGTTACTTATAATTCATTTAAAACCTTTGCAATCAAAGTTGTAATGACATCTGCTAATACGACAAGAGTACCTTTGATTAGGGATCTTCGAGTTATTGCATTAGCTTAATATGGAAGTTGAACAAACAAAATATATAAGAGATAAAAATTCAAAGGCTATTTTGCAAAGTGATAGAATAGCTTTGGATAATTATCGGATGGCGAAGAAGCAAAAAGAATTAGAGATAAATGTTATAAATACTTTGGTAAATGATGTTGAAGAATTAAAGAATACAATACGTCAGTTACAGAATGACAACAAAAAAAGGAAATAAACAATGGCAAAGCTAGTCAAAAGACGAAGGGGCACAACAGTAGAACATAATACCTTTATTGGTGCTGAGGGTGAAATTACTATTGATTTGGATAAGGCTACTGTAGTTGTCCATGATGGTAATACTATAAAAGGCTTTCCATTGGCACGTGAAGATTTATCTAATGTTGATCTTGTTAATAAAATTGGTATTGTAGAATTAGATTTACAAGATGGACTTCTTAACCAAGTACTTCAAACTGATGGTGCAGGTACTTTATCTTTTACTACGGTGGATGCATCAACAGCTGTTGTCGGTGGTGATCTTTCTGGTACTGTTGCAAATGCACAAATTATAGCCAATGCAATAACAGGAACTGAATTGGCTGACAATACGGTAACATCTTTAAAAATTGTTGATAATGCAATAACATCTTTAAAAATTGTTGATGATGCAATAACAAATGATAAGATTATAAACGATGCTATAACGACTGGAAAAATTATTGACAATGCTGTAACGGGTGATAAGATTCCAGACAATACAATTGATAGTGATAAAATTACATCTAATGCTATAACGACAATTAAAATTTTAGATAGTAATGTTACAGAACAGAAATTGGCAACTAATGCTGTTAGTACTATAAAGATTGGGGATCAACAAGTAACTGATATTAAAATTGTTGATATGCAAGCAACTAAATTAACTGGTGCATTACCTGCACTTGATGGAAGTCTAATATTCAATCTTCCTTATGATATGGCTTTCACTGGTGGGTATGATGCGGACATGGCAGTAATAGATATGGTCGCGCCTGGTAATTATGGTCAGTTGGTTATGTCTCGTTCGGGATCGTTCGTTGGTGAAGAAGGTTATGCTGATACCGCACCAACAGGTACTACTATGATTTTAGATATATTAAAAAATGGTTCATCAATTTATTCAACAAAACCAATTTTTGGTAGTGGAAGCAACTCGTTGACTAATGGTATTTTGAATCCTGCAAACGTAGGTTTTGTATCGGGTGATAGAATTACATTTAAGACTACACAGGTTGGAAGTTCCACTGCCGGTGGAGGTGTTAGATTCACACTAAACGGAAAGGTTTAATTAAATGAGTTTTTTATTATCCCCGCAACATATAGGTAGAGCTGGATCAAGTTTTGAGCTTGAATGTGGTGGAGGTGGGCAAGAGAATTTTTATAGTGCTGGAGGAGTTAATTATAAGTCTTGTACTTTTCTTACTACAGGCACGTTAACCGCTAGCGGTGAAGGTCTTGTTGATGTTATGGTTGTATCCGGCGGAGGTGGTGGTTCACCGGGGACGAGCTCACCAGAAGGTGGTTTTTTTGGTGGAGGCGGCGGCGCAGGTGGGATGGTTGTGCAAACAGGTTTAACTATTTCAGAAGGTTCGGGAACTGTTATAGTGACAGCTGGCTCTGCGACAGGAATACATGGTCAGGATTCTTCTATTCCTTCAAACATAATTACATCAACTGCTTCAATTGGTGGAGGCGCTCAAGCACAAGTTGGTGGTTCAGGCGGGGGAGCAAATACTGGAAATCACGGCGGAGTCGGTGGAGCAGCAGGAACACCGGGTCAAGGAAATCCGGGTGGCTCAAGTTCTGATAGAGATAGTAATAGTCAAGGTGGCGGCGGCGCTGGCGGAGGCGCTGGAGCTGCGGGTGGACCTAGTAGCCGTACTTCTTCGGGGGCGGGTGGCGATGGTTTACAAAACACTTATAGAACTGGTACTGCTATTTGGTATTCAGGAGGCGGAGGAGGAAGTACAGGTCATTATGGAATCCAAACTCGAGGCGCGGGCGGTCAAGGCGGCGGAGGTAGTAATACAAGTTTTAATGGAGAACTTAATACTGGCGGCGGTGGATGCGCAGGAACGGGAGCTGGTGGTTCTGGGATTGTTGTTATAAGATATAATATGTCACAGCCAGGATAATAAATTAAATAAATGAAATTTATATCATGTACAAAAAATAAAGCATTTCCTTTTTTATTAGTTGATAATTTTTATACATTAACTGAACAAGATTTAATTTGGAAAGAGCTCGAATCGTATCAGCACTTATTTAAAGTAGATACTAAGACAAACGGACAAGGTGTTGCTACAAAAGATGATAAGCCATTAGCAAATTTAAAAAGAATTTATTTGGAAGAACTATATCCATTTCCTGATGATAGACAACATTCAAATATATTAACAGCATATAGAAAAATAATATCAAAAGAAGTTATAGAGAATTATAAAAAGACTACACCGGCAGGTAAACAATTTGAAATAACTGGTAGTGATTGTACCTTAATTAATTATTATGATGATTCAAATAGTTATGGTGAACATTTTGATTCATTTATGCATACTGTGTTTGTGTGGTTTTATAAAGAACCAAAAAGATTCAAAGGTGGAAATTTAATATTCTCTGAATCAAATGAAACAGTTGAATGTATACATAATAGGATGTTAATGTTTCCAAGTTATTATTTACATGAGGTAACGGAAATACAAATGGAAGAAGAATATAAAAACAAAGGATTAGGTAAGTATTGCATAACACACTTTTACAGTAAATAACATATGGCACACTTTGCTAAAATAGATGAGAATAATGTCGTTGTACAAGTACTTGTTGTTGAACAAGATTTTATTAATACGGGTCGTTTAGGTGATCCTGCTGATTGGATTCAAACTTCATACAATACGTATCATGGTGAACATGTACTTGGTGGAACACCTTTAAGACAAAATTATGCAGGAGTTGGTTATACATATGATGCAGAAAGAGATGCTTTCCTTCCACCGAAACCATTTGCGTCTTGGTTATTAGATGAGAGTATATATGATTGGAAGGCACCCATACAACGACCTGATGATGGTAAAATATATCATTGGAACGAAGAGATTGAAAATTGGTCGGAAACAAACGAGGATAGTGGCATACGGCCGCCAGAGCAATGGTCTGGACATCCTGATTATTAAAGAGGAAAATTAAATGGCAGCAATTGTTGTTAACACCACAGATACTTTTGAGCAATGGCGAGTAAAAACAAATCAGCTTGGTCTGGATGTTTTTGATGCTGTTAGAAATGTGCATGAGGATCTAACACCTTCACTTGGTGGTGATTTATATTTAAATAATACTGAAACAGGTTATACGGGTAGTTTTGATATTCTTGGAACAGGGAATATTAATATTACAGGTAATATTACCTGTACTGGTGATATTGCAGGTGCTGATATTGCGGGTGCTGATTTAACAATGACAGGTGGTATTAGTGGTGCTAATTTTTCTGTTAGTTCTGCTAATGGTAATGTTACGGGTAGTAATTGGTCAGTTGATGGTGCTACTGGTGATATGACTATTACCGGTAGTTATATTGGTACTACATTTAGCGGTGATTTAAATGGTACAATTAATACTGCTACAACTGCTATCACACAGGCCGCTGCTGTTAATAATACAACGGTGGCAACGACAGAATATGTCACTACAGGGATTCAAAACGCTCATGGCGTTAATCTTACAATTGATACATTAGCTGATACTGTAATATCAAATCCACAAGAACAGGACTTGTTAATGTATGATAGTGCCAATGCAAAATGGGCAAGTGGATCAATTGTTGCTGCTGGTGTTCCTAATCAAGCGTTTACAGTAGCGATGGCAGTTGCACTTGGATATTAATTATAAATATTCGTAACATAATATAAGGATAACGTAATGGCTAACGATTTTAAAAATGCTCACGAACAAGGTATAACAACCATCAGGGATATTTATGAAGCTCCTGCAGGAAAGACTACTCTCCTTTTGGAACTAGATGTTGCGAATGTAATAACTTCCATTGTTTCAGTAACAGTAACCGTAACTGATGCATCAAATTCTGATACATCAACTTATTTAGTTAAGAAAGCCCCTTTACCGACTGGTGGTACTTTGCAGGTAGTTTCAGGACAGAAAGTTATATTAGAAGCAGGAGATAAAGTACAAGTAACGGCAACAGGGACATGTGATGTTGTTGCTGCTGTTTTGGAAGATGTTTAATTTATAAAGGAAATAATATATGCCTTATTTAGGAACAGCACCAACACCGTTTGCTTCAGCAGAAACTTTTGAAGATATTTTTCCTGTTACGGCTCCACAGAATGTATTTACTCTAAGTAAAAATGTTACAAGCGAATCAGATATTATTGTTTCAATCAATGGAGTTATACAACATGGTCCTGCTCATATCTTATCGGGGGAAGGAAATAAAACACTTACACTTGATAATAATTTAATTGCTAATGATGAACTTAGAGTTTTACATTTAGGGTTTAAAGCTGTTAGTATTAATACAGGTGCACCTGATGATCTTTCTGTAACGACACAAAAAATAACAGCCAATGCTGTTGAAACTTTACAAATAGCAGATGATGCTGTAACAGGACCTAAGATTGATGATGGTGCTATTTCTGCCAATCATATTAACTCCTCGTTATCCCTTGCAGGGCCTTCTCATGGATCAAATAGCATCATCAGAACGAACGCAAAAAATATTTCAGAAAATATAATATTTGATGAAAATACAAATGGAATGACGGTTGGTCCTATTACAATTGATCCAACATATTATGTAACAGTTTCTAGTGGTAGCACTTGGACTATTATTTAAAAGGAAATAAAAAATGGCTTCAGTTTTAAAAGTAGATCGAATAGAAACACCTAGTGGTACTGGTAATATATCATTGGCACAACCTCTAAGTGGTGACGGTAGTCAATTAACAGGAATTACAGCTGGTACTCCTGCTGATGATTCAATAACAGGAGCTAAAATTGATCTTTCATTAGTAGGAGGTGATATTATGTATGCTAGTGCTCCTGATACATTAGAAAGACTACCGAAGGGAACTGATGGAGAATTATTAACACTTGCAAGTGGAGTCCCATCATGGGTAGCAGGATCAACTCCTGCTGATGATTCAATAACAGGAGCTAAAATTGATCTTTCATTAGTAGCAGGTGATATTATTTATTCTGATGCTACAGATTCAATTGAACGATTACCAAAAGGAACTGATGGAGAAGTATTAACACTTGCTAGTGGAGTACCATCTTGGGCGTCCGCTGGCGGCGGTGGTAGTGGTGCTTGGGAATATGTAGAAAAAGTTATTCCAACTACAGCAATTTCTATTTTAGTACTTCAACAAAATATGACAGTTGGATATGATTATTTAGTGACATGGGAAAGGATACGTCATCAATCTGATACTATGCTTACTTGTCATTTAATGAATGGATCAGGAACTCCAGTACAAGTTTCCTCAGGTAATTTAGGTATATCACATTATGTAGGACAAGCGTCTTATCATGACTATGCAGTTCAAGCAACCGATGAATTCCACGTATCAAGAGTAAACGCTAGTGGTGGTGGGTCTGCTGAAGATCAATGGTGGGGTTCAATGATGTTAATCAATCCGGGTGCCGCTTTAGAAACTTCTGGTTGGTTTGAAGGTGGAATGCGAAACGCACAATATATATTTAGTACATCAGGACATTGGATAAACGATACTGCTGAAGCAATAACTGGTCTCACTTTTGGTGGTTACGGTGCTATGACTGCACAAGGAGAGTTTATTTCTTATAGGAGGAAAAGATCATAATGTTTATTAATCCAGAAGATGCAGTAGGACATTATAATCAAGTTGTAATTTATGCTAATCCAGATGCTCCTGCAGGAGAGAAGGTTCAAGCTGTAGATGAAGCTACTGGAGAAATATTATACAAAGCAGTTCCATGTACTCAGGCAGAGAAAGATAAAGTACAGGGATGGAAAGATGAAGCTCCTGCAAGAGATATGACAAGAATTAGAGAACATAGAAATGGTTTGTTAATAGAAACAGATTGGATGGCAAATTCAGATGTAACAATGTCCGATGAATGGAAAACCTATCGACAAGAATTAAGAGATATACCGGCAAGTAATACAGTTTATGAAGATGTAACTTGGCCACCTAAACCAGAGTAAGGAGATAAGAAATGGCAGTGACTATCAACGGAGATGGCACAGTAACAGGTGCTACTTTAAATTGGATAAACCTAGGCACCGATTCAATTGAAGAGGATGATATTGGAACAGATGCGGTTACTGCTACCGAACTAAAGGATAGTGCTGTTGTTACGTCAAAGCTAGCCGATAGTGCAGTTACGGGTACAAAATTAGGTGTTGGTGGTTCAGTAGTTAAAGGGGATGTTTTTTATGCTAGTGGGGAAGGTACATTGGCAAAACTACCGAAGGGTACTGAAGGACAAGTATTAACAATGGGTGTTGAAAACATTCCACAATGGTCTACTCCTGCTGCTGATATTGGTCAATGGTCATGGGTTGAAACTTATGCTACAACAGGTAATGAGGTAGGAAAATATATTTATATGCTTCAAAATAATGTTGAACTAGGATATGATTATATGCTTACATGGAGAGATATTCGACAAGGTAGTGACCAGCATCTTAAGATGTGTGTTATGACAGGAACTACTCCTGCTGCACTTACTTCTTCCTATACTGGAACAACTCATTTTGCATACAATACATCTCATACAGCTATTCGTGAAATTACATCTTATATAAGTTTATCACATACTAATACATTTACAGGTGCTGATGCAGGAGATGCTCATTTTGGAGAGTTCACTTTTCTTGAGCCTGCAAGACCATATCAAAAAGCAATGTTTGGTTTGAGTGGGCAACGTAATGTAAATATGGGGGAAGTCTATACTGCTCATCAGCATTGTTGGAGTACAAATGTAGAACCAATGACAGGAATACGTATTGGTGATGGTTCTTATGACTTTAGGGCGCCTGAGGAGAATCAAGGTGGTACAAACAGTCCAAAATTTATTATCTATCGTAGAAAAATTAGTTAATTAAACAGTATAAATATAAGAAAGAAATCTTGGAGATAAAAGAATGCCACAAATAGATTTAGATGGACTCAATTCACGATTATATATTAACGAATTGCGTAGCCAATCTACTTCAACTATTGTAGTACCAAGTTCTACAACTTTAACTGTAGATACTTTAGCACTTACTAAGTTAGAAGGTAATGTTACTGTAGCTGCAGGTAATAGTATAACTGTTGCAGATACTTCTGGATTCTCTATTGGAGGAGATGAAATTAAACCTGGCGGTGTGAAAACATGGGAAAATAAATCTGCCACATTTACAGCAGTGGCAGGACAGTCATATATAATAGATACAACTGCTGCTGCATTTGATGTGACAATGCCTGCGGCGCCAAATTATGGAGATACGGTTAATTTTTTAGATGCAACTGGAAATTTTGGAACAAATGCAATAACACTTTTAGGTAATGGGGAAAAAATTATGAGAGTTGCTGGACAAGATTTAGCAGTTGATGAAGATGATACTTATATAGAAATGGTTTATAGTGGTGGAACAAATGGATGGTTAGTAGCCGGTACGAATTTAGTATTATAAAAAGGAAAAATTAAATGGCATATATTGGTCGAGGAATACAATGGGGTGAATTTGCGAAACAGCGAATTGGAATAGCTGGTGGCACTGCACCTCTTTTTGATGGTTCAGAAATAGGTCCTTGGACATTAGATTTTACATCAAATGAAAACAGTTTGTTGGTTGTACTTGATGGACAAATTCAAGAACCTAATATTGATTTTACTTGTCCAATAGGAAGTGATGAATTTAGGTTTACAGTTGCACCGGCAGCAGGTAAAGTATGTTATATAATTTTTCTTGGACAAGAATTAACTAGTATGTCTAATCCGACAATGGCGGATGTACAGTCAGCAATTGACATATCAGAAGCAAACATAACCGCGTCAACAGTTGATGAAGCTGTAGCATATTCAATAGCATTAGGTGCATCATACTAGATAATAAAGGAGAAATAATTAATGGCAAACACATTTAAATTAAAAACGGTTTCAGGAGCTGCTACACCTGCAGGAACTGCAATAACTCTGTTGACGGCAACAACAAGAACTGTACTTATTGGTCTTTCAGTAGCAAATCTTATTTCAAATAGTATTACTATTCATATACAAATGGAAAGTAGTACTGTAGGAAACACACCTTCTGTTTATATTGGAAAAAATTTACCAGTACCTTCGGGTAGTGCATTAAATGCTCTAACGGGAAAAATTGTTATGGAAGTTAATGATGTTTTAAAAATAACAGCTAGTTCTGATAATGCAGTCGATCTTACTCTTAGTCATATGGAGATTACCTGATGGCGTTGGACAAATTAGATATTGCAATGCTTGAAGATGTTGGGACTAGTGCTAATCAACTAGTAAAACTAGATGGTGATGCAAAATTACCCGCAATAGATGCAAGCAATTTAACCAACCTTAATACTGCTGAACTTACTGGTGGGTTTCCAGCTGCTGATGCATCTGCATTTACTAATCTCACAGCAGAAAATCTTAATGGTACTATACCGGATGCTGTTTTTCCTACAATCTTACCTGCACGTAATGCACAAGCATTAACAAATCTTAACGCAGCTAATCTTAGTGGAACTATGCCATCTACTGTTACCTTGCAGGGCAGTGGTGCCTTAATTACTGGTGTAGTTGCTGGTAATATTGTTGGTAATATGCCTGCCCTTGATGGAAATGCTTTAACAAATCTTAATGCAGATAATCTTGGAACAGGAACATTACCAGATGCAAGATTTCCAGCAACGTTGCCTATTCTTAATGGAAGTAATCTCACTAACGTACCTGCATTGCTTGTTGGTGATGGTTCTGCATTAACACTTTTAAATGGGAGTGCAATTGCAACAGGTACCGTAGATAGTGCTAGATTAGATACTGGAGTAACAGCAGGTAACGTAATAATGGTTGCGGCGGGAGACAAATTACCACAAATTGATGGAAGTGATTTAATTAATGTACCCGCATTACTTATTGGTGACGGTAGTGGACTGACTCTTTTAGATGCGGATGAAATTGCATCAGGTACTCTTGATGGGGCTAGATTCCCTGCAACCTTACCTGTTGCTGATGGAAGTGCCTTAACTAATTTAACTGCTACTAATTTGTCTGGATCAATACCATTATCAAACTTAGTTGTTAAACAAGTTATCAGTTATACTAAAGTAAATGGATGGTCTACTTCTTCAGATACTTTTGTAGATGTACCTGATATGGAAATAAGTGTTACTACTACACAGATTAATAGTAGACTTCTTATTTTTGGACATCTTGCTTTAAGTGCTACTTCAAATTATAGTTGGGGTGGTTGGCATATTAGATTAACAAGAGATGGTACTGTATTAAAGGTTGGAACTGATACTGTAGGTGGAAATGATGAACAAGGTGCTATGGGTGGTCTTACGAGAAGTGATCCACTTCATGCAACGCATCCTGCGCCATTCCATGAGATTGATGTACCGTCTGCTGCTTCTGGTACTACATTAGTTTATAAAGTACAATTAGCTGCAACTCATTTATTTACAGGTTCAACTTGTACTGTTCATGTTAATAAATCAGCAACACCGGGTGCTGCAAATGGTTCTGGTGTTGGTGTATCTACCATTACAATTTTGGAGGTAGCAGCATAATGAGAGATCAAGCTATTAGAAATGCATATCCCGATGTTGTAACTATTGATAATGATACTGTAGCATATGATAAAGATGGTAATACAGTAACTTTAGATGAAGATAAAATTACAACAGAAATAGATAAATTACAAACTGCATATGATGATGCTGCATATCAAAGAAAAAGAATTTATGAATATCCAAGAGTTGAAGAACAATTAGATATGTTATGGCATGCGATGGATGATGGTACTTTAACAAAAGTAGACGCTTTTTATGATGCAAATAAAGCCGTAAAAGATAAATATCCAAAGGGAAATTAAATGAGTTATTATTTAGGTTACGAACCAAGTCAGGGTGATGCTATAATTGATACGTTTATATGTGATGGCATTACTGATATCTATACGTTAAGACAAGAACCAGCAAATCTTGATACTTTAGAAGTTTCAGTTGGCGGGTTAATGCAAAGTGATGTTGCCTATACTATATTAGCTTCTAATGGTAATCGTGATATACAAATACCAGGTGTTGCTGTAGATACAAAAATAATTGTAAGACAGCATGGTGAAAGATATGCCGTTGGTACTGTTTCTGCTAATTCGATACTTACAGGTCAAATTAAAGACGATCAAATTACGACACCTAAAATTCTTGATGCTAACGTAACTAATTCTAAAATACTTTCTTTAGATGCTACTAAATTAACAGGTCTTCATCCTGGAGTTACTCCTGCACAATTTGGTTTACAGTATGGTCAATGGCAACCAACCCTAACGACACACGGAACTGTTGAATCTAATAAATCTTATTGGGTAGATACGACAAGTTCACCATATTTAAATTCATTTCAAGATTCAAGTGGTAATACGCAACCCGGTATAGATGAGAGTTTTCAAGCACATACAGTTCATTGGTGGGATTCTGGTTCTTTAACAAATGATGATCCTCCTGCTACAATGATTGATACTGTAAATTATAAAGTGGGCGCTAAGTCAATGCTTTTTAATAATGCATCGTCACAAAATATTCAAATAGCAGAAGTTGGTTTTGACCATCAAGATTGGAATTTTGGAACTGATCCTTTTACAATTGAAATGTGGATACGACCAGAGAGGTTTGACAATAAAGCTATGATTGGGTTTGCAGGTCATAGTATAGAAATGAGATTGGACTATGACGCATCTGATCCAGATGTAGGACATCTTGTGTATCAAAATAATAATTCAACTTACAGATCATCATACGCAAATTCAGGTACTAATATATTAGCTCGTGGTCAAGACGCGCGCACGAATGGTCTTATAAAAAAAGATGAATGGGCTCATGTAGCTGTTACCAGAAATGAAAATAATGGTATGACAATGTGGATAAATGGCATTAATGCATATACCGGTTGGAATATGGCAAAGCAACCCTACCAAGATGATGCATACGGTCACTACCAAATGGATACATTTAGTGGAGCTGATTCTTCAAGAACTGCAGGAACATATCTTAATGTAACAGGTACAAGTAATGGAATATCAAGAGGGGTCACAGGTAGTGGTAATAATGATGGTATATTACCAACAGTAGGAACATTTGATATTGTTGTTAACAGTTCAGGTGATGTTACAAATGTATATGTTAGAACACCCGGTCGAGGACATAGAATTGACGATACAATTACAATTGCAGATGTTGACTTAGGTGGTGGTGGAGCCGCAGACTTTACAATGGAGGTACAATATATTACTCCCAACTGGGGTTCTGGAAATATACCAGTTGATAATACTGATTATACAACTAGTGGTGGTGGTCTTGTAATTGGTAACGATTCAAGTAATAATTATTTTAAAGGTAATATAGATCATGTTCGTATTTCAAAAGTTGCAAGATATGGTGGAACATTGGCCAATGGAGACGATAGTACAGTAAATTTTACACCACCAACAGAACCTTGGAAACCAGATGAAGATACGCTGTTAATACTTAATGTAGATGATGCACGAATGCCAGTAACGATTGGTATTGACCATAGTACTGGTGGAACAAATGGTGCAAAAGGTGCTCCAGAACTTGATTCAACAATAACAAAGTTTGGATCAAGTTCTATGAAGTTTGATGGTGATGGAGATTTCATAAAACAAGCTATGTCTGACAAGTGGGCTTTTGGTACAGGAGATTTTACTGTAGAGGCCTGGATCTATAAAACTGAAAATCAAGATCAACCAATTGTAGGTAATACTACTGTAGGTGGAACAAATCAAACTAGTTGGAGAATGAAAACCTTTAATGTTAATTCAACAATGTGCGGTATGACATTTGGAACATCTCAAACTAATCATCTTACTAGTCAGAATGAAGTAAATTTTCCTATGAATGAATGGGCTCATTTAGCTGCTGTTAGATATAATGGAATGTTAACTTGTTTTATAAATGGTATAGAATCATCTTCACCAACTGCTAATACAACTGATTATAATCAACGTAATGAATTGTGGATTGGTGCAGTAACAGACTTATTGACAACTAGTATGTTTAATGGTTATATTGATGAAGTAAGAATTAGTAATATTGCAAGATATTGGGGAGCGTCTTTTTCATTAGCTACTGAACCTCATATTGCTGATTCTAATACATTGTCTTTATTTCGTATGGAACAATCACAATTGAATATAACTCTACCTCCTTCGCCAATTGCAAATGATGTAATAAATATTTGGGATATTGGAGGTCAATGTGAAACCAATCCAGTTCATCTCTTAGGTAATGGTAAAAAAATATCATCTGGAGGTGTTACCTTGAACGTAGATGATATTATGGCTCTTGATAGTAATAGTTTCTTTGCTACTTTAGTTTATAAAGATACAACGCATGGGTGGTTATTAGTTCCGTAAATTATAATATTTTATATGAAGGGGTGAAATGAGAATTAAAAATATATGTATTGTTGGTGGTGGTAGTTCAGGATGGATGACAGCGGCGACTCTTACGAAGATGTTGCCTGATATGAATGTTACACTTATTGAATCGAAAAATATAAGTACAGTAGGTGTTGGTGAATCAACATTAACTTATATTAATAAATTTTTAAAGTTACTTGGTCTTAAAGATGAAGATTGGATGTCGTATTGTAATGCGACATATAAAACATCAATCAAGTTTACAGA